CAGTATCAAATAATTCAGAAAGATTTGTGGTCTTTCGTCTACCATTGTCTGGACTCATCACATAACTATCAAGCAATACTTTCGTATCGAATGATGCGTTATGTGCGACAACAATGTCGGCACTATCGAACAAGTCTTTCAACTTACGTTGAACTACTTTGTACATAGTTGGCTCACCTATAGTATTTGCTGGGTCTACATTGTAGACACCATCAATCTTCCACCATTGGTCGCGATGAATCCAGTACTCCACAGATGGACTTATGTAAGTACTGTATACAATATTTCCATCAGCGTCACCCACTGATATCGATACTGCATCATCCCAATAGACAGGTTTGCCGCCTTGGAACTTAGCAAACGGTGTGCTATGTAACCAAGACCCTGTGGTTTCTATGTCAAAGAAAAGAACTTTCATTGATATAGCCTCCTTTGTCAGATTGAAGGCTCTGACTAAGCCTCGTGCCATGTTCAAGAATCGAACTTGAATACCGAAGGGGAAACGGTAGACCATCCATGGCTTGTATGCTGTTAGTAAACTAACTTCGGTTCCCAGCTGGCATACCAGCTCGTAGCCTTAAAAGGCTAAGGGATGTGTGCTCACGTTAGTGTTTAGTAAACGTCAGAACAGTCATGCGTACCACGCAAACTGTCAACACCTACACCACACTTACATGGCTCGCAAGAAGCATAAACATCACACCAGTACTGGCAGTACTGACAATGATATTTACCCTCTATGCTACATGATTTACACACTGTTCCCTCGGTGAGGAAGAAACGAGTGCAACCATGTGCACAGAAGTTAGCATCTTGCGAAGATGCACACTCACAGAAAATTAATTCCATGAGCTCCCTTTCTCCAATGTGAACACTAACAACATGCTGTTAGCTGCTATTGGATAGTTGGTAGGTAAGCTGTTAGTTGCTTAGTTAACTAACGCCTAACTTAGATTCTTAATACTAAGTAGATAGAGTCGACAAGCCTTTCTCGATTGCCGACTCACACCACTTTAGTAACAGCCGTGACAGTCAGTCTGGGCTGTAGTATGATTGCAGTCTAAGTCAACTACTAAGTAGTCTCTTAAACCTACATAATATTTCCAATTACCACTTGGATTAAGTAGGTTAAGCAATTGAACTATGCCAAAGACATAAGCTCCTACTGCGACTATTGCTGCTATTAAGTTGATATCCATTGATATCCTCCTTTTATGACACACTCTGGAGTAGTGTCTTCACTCAGTGTATATACACCATTGAGCATCCGCAAGTGTTTAGATGCTCTATGCTATATGCGGGTTATTACGCAGTCCCGCTCTGCGTTTATCAACTTAACCCCAGCCCAACTTATACATGAACTACCATGCTTTCGTTGGATTAGTTGAAGTGGGTGAATACGTTAACCGAGCAGCTACGAATTCCTAGGCTTCAGGTGCAAAACACCATTCACACTCTAGCAATTCGCCGTATTCGTGCTCCATAAATGGGTTCATGAAGTGTTCACAGACGTATCTAGGCTCTTCGTCAGGTTTTAGTGCCCAACGTATCACAAAGATACTTGCTACTAACGTCATCAACGCCAATATAGTTATTAGCTCTCCTTTCTGAGCCGAACTGATTGTGCTTCGTCAAATACAATGTTCACAGTAACACTAGGTCACTGCAATATACTGTCAGGTATATTAGCTCGGGTTGTTTTTGTACGTGCTCGTCAGCCAGTTAGCCATCGATTCTAATAGCTAACCTCTTTTCGCATTTATTGAAGATTATTAAAAACTTAGCGGGTTATTATACTCAGTCCCGCTCTGAGTGAGATTGGAGTGACTAGCTCCAGTCAACCCAGTGAATAACGCTAGGGAATAACTCAACAAGGTCACTGGCACCTTCCTGAGCTGTAAACCAAGCAGAGTCAAACTCGTATATCATATACAAGTCCTTCACCTGCTCCTCCCTGCTAAGCTCGTCATACTTAACAAGAAGTGGGATGTGTGATGTCAACTTATCCCAGGTATAACCCTCAATGGTATAACCATTGTACATCAGGGTGACTACCGCTTTCACCGCATTAACCCAGTAGTCGTGGATTAAGCTGCCTGCCTCCTCTAGTGCTAGCCCACTAGATTTAGCAGCCTCAAATCCCTTTTTGCTGAAGTGAGTAGATAACTCACCCCAACTCATGGATTCAAGGGTAGAGATTTCCTTCCTACTTAGTTCGGTCAGCAAGCTCTCTACTAGCTTGTTGTCATAGTTGCCCATGAGTGCACACAGTAGGAATCGAACCTACTCAGTACCATAGTGTGCTGTAGTGCTAGTTATATTATCCAGTCCAGCTCTGGGTGAACAGTGACACTGTATACTTATATGTTGGCGAGACAATTTCATATACAGTGTTTGTTCAATGGCAACGCCAACTTAGTAACTAAGTGCTAAGAGTTATTGTCGTCGCTGATGCGTGAGTCCAACCACTTAATGTCGTTTTGCAACATTGTGATTAGCGCATCTTGTGCGTTGATTTTAACTCTCAGTTTAGATACTGAGTTGAACAGAACCACTATTAAAACAAGCAACATGATAACTACAGCAGTAGCAATATATACTACTTCTGTAAGAGTCTCAGTCACTTGAAGAGCAAGTGTTTCCACCATAGACATGACAAGCAAATCACGCTGGTCTGCGTAATTTACCAATGCCACATAAATGGCTTCCAGGCTATTAGCCAGGAGATATCCTTCCTTTCTGCCGATACCAGCTACTTCTGTTTCACTGATAACATCGTTAGACTATGGCGTTCCGCTCTCTAAGTAGCCACCTCAGAGAGTAGGTCGGGACAAGAGGTCCCATAGTATTGTTGTCAATACCATTGAGGGCATGCGGTCAACACGCCCTCTATGCTATTTACTTACATTGATGACAAACATCAACAGCTTTAGTAGTTGCTGACTTTACATACAATGTATTGTTATGTTCCTTACACTCGATTGTGTACAACATATAGCTCCTTTCTTGATATCGGTATGTATATACCATGTTGCCTACGTTATAGACAACAGGATATATACCCACAACGACTCGTCTATCAACCCGTGTCGTTTAGTACACTAAGTGATAGAGAGTCGAAGTTGATATCCACCAACCCATAGTCAGAGCACCAGGAGGCGGTGATGACTACGGTAAGTGGTTACTGATTTATGGACACCATCCAACAGCTCAGATTAAGCTGGTTGCTGCGGCGTTAATGCAGCGGGAGACAACGCCGTAAGACATTAGGTTTCGCTGTTTAGTACATTAAACTGTTATCCGCCTACACCTTCTGGCAACTTACTATTCTTTTGCAGTAGTAGTAAGTATCTATGACTCATAGCTAGTACACTAAGTCGGTTCTAGCTGGTCAGACAGCACTGAGGCTTCCGCAGATAACAGTTCACGAAGGAACTAATGAATGAGGGCTTTCACCTCGTAGTTACTAACATGTTTTGTTCAGAGTGCCAAGCAACATGCTCCTCTCACTCTGTCTTAGACAGTGTCAATAACTACAGTCAGAATGTCTCTCACCTAACTAAATTTGCGAGTGGTTCAAGCTATAAGAACCATCGTTGTTATACAGTCTGCACACTGCATAACAACAACTACTCAACGCTTCGAGTTAGAATGCACACTCAGCACTGCGACTCAATTCAGGTTGCTAACCTATTTGAGCTATACCGAGTTACAATGGAGTCATCGTCCTTCCGAACTCCATGAGGCTACGCCTCACTCCGTTCGGTCAGACTCGTATTCTTGTATACAAGCAGGGGTGCTACTTGAATCACAAAATATATGACTGACATATACTTAGTTGCTCGCATAAAAATTCTTGATTTTCAAGTTTTACCAATTCGACACTAATCCCCTATTTCCCCATATTTTGAGGTAAAATTTGCTTATATTATGGCTAGACCCACTAAATTGACATATAAACTCATAGAAGACATAAGTAATTGGCTTAAAATGGGTTATTACCAAGAAGATGCCGCTGTTATGGTAGGTATTTCTCCTTCTACATACTATGAATGGATGAAGAAGGGTGAAAAGGTTACCGAAGAGGCGGATAAAAAGATGCTTGAATCTGGTGAGGAAGTTAAAAACGATATTGTCTTAGATGATGATATAGAGATACTTGATATATTTCAGGAGTTTTCGGAGGCAGTAAAAAAAGCACGTGCCGAAGCGGAAGGGGCACATATACGTAATATACGTAGAGCTAGTGATAATGGAGTTTGGCAAGCGAGTGCTTGGTGGTTAGAGCGAAGTTTCCCTAAGAAATGGGGTAAGAGGTCTACGCTAGAGATAGGTGGAGAAGACGGAGAGCCTATCAAATTCCAAGTGTCTTATGGTGACTAAGCTTCCCGTATAATTTTTTCTTGTTTCCGTGTCATATCAATTAGACACTATATCTAGTACCCTTATTACTACCCCTATATGTAGTGTTTTATCGAACATTTGTTCTAGTAATAGTAAGTAGCATTTAGTTTCCTTAATAAATCTTTTAATGGTTAGTAAATTTGTTTATGATGTTTTGTATATGAGTAGCTTATTAGCTGAAGTATTGGGTATACCTGAGTGGTATTCAGACGCAGCTTGTAATACTGTTCTTAATCCTGAGTTAAATGCTGATGAATGGTTTCCAGAGCGAGGAAGTTCAACTAAAAAAGCAAAAGAGATTTGTAATAGTTGTCCTGTAAAAGAACCATGCTTAGAACAAGCATTAGAACGTGGAGAGAGGTTTGGTATTTGGGGTGGTAAGTCTGAAAGAGAACGCAGAGCTATACGCAAAGAGCGTAAGATGAAACCGATTGTTGATAACGATGATGAGGAGACCCTTTTTTAAGGTAAGTCGTCCTCTGTTAACGTATAATCAATAAAAAGTCTGTCAAAGGCTTTTTTTGCTGTCTTCTTCATTTTTCCCCAGCGAGCCTCTTCCAATGTTTTCTTGTCAGTTAATCCAACTGCCATCATTGTTAAGTAATCTTGTATATCTATCATGATTGTGAATTTTATCACAAGCTCACCTCAATGCGGTATTATATGTTAAATTCATGTTAAATATTTTTTTTATTTTATTTCAGTCAGAATCTACCCCGTCTCAAATGGCGGGGTATTTTCTTTTATGTGGTAAATTAATAAAACTATGGACTTCATACTTGGCGGAATAAGATTTAAAACAAAACCTGAAACAGAGAAAAATAATAAATACCAAGTAGATATGATAGTTGATAAACAAGTTGTTGATACTTTTAGAATTAATTCAGACCTCACCCCTAAAGAACAGGTAGACCAAATATCTTTGATTGTATTAGCAAGTTATCCAAGCTTGCGAAATACCACAGGTTTTAAGTATAAGAGCTAAGGTTATATTGTCGGCATCCACACCGACCTCCTCCCATCATCGGCTCTTCTTTGGAAGAGCTGTATCTAAAACACTTATCTGCTAATATTTCATTATGTCAATTTTTATAGCAATGCCAACAATGCATGATACAGAGTTTGAACCAACTATCAAAGATGCATTTTCAAAAGCAGAAAATCCTGGTGATATTTATTTTGGAATTCGTTCTATGGCTTCATCAGATAAAGAACAAGAAAAACTTGATAAAGTTCAAAAACAATTTGGTGGACGAATTAGAGGTTATGTAGATACAATTAATGAAAGCAATCGTTTAGAAAAATTAGGAACAGGTATTGCTAGGCATGCAGTTGCACAATTGTATTCTGATGAAGATTATATTTTAAGTATTGATAGTCATACATTGTTTGTTGATAATTGGGATACACTCTTAATAAATTTATTAAAGAAATCGAAAGAAGAAACACAGAATGATAAAACTATTCTTACTGCTTATCCTTCAAAGTATAAATATATTAATGGTCAAAGAACTTTCTTAGATAGCAATATTTTATATCCATACATAGGTTGGGAAGAAGATTGGAATTTAGATAAGTTTCCATTTTTATCTAGACCACTATGGCAAGTATGTTTACCATGGATGGTAAAACCAATGGAGAATTCAAATAAAGAATTTATACCTACAGGTAAATTTAGTTATAACTTTTCTTTTAGTGACAAAATGTTTTTGTATAACGAAGACCCTGAAATAGTAATTATGGAAGAAGACATGATTAAAACTTTTAAACTACTTCATGATGGTTGGGAACTTGTTTATCCTAATTTATCAGAACCAATTATTGGTCATATGTATCTTACAGAGATTGACATCAATGGTGGCAGTAGAGCTTATTGGCATATGTTTTGTAGTGAAGATGAAAAGCAAATGCTTGAACAAAAAGAAGCAGACAACTTTATGAAGTATTACAACAACTCTAAATATATTGAAACAATTAAAAAGTATGAAGAGTGGATGAATATAGATTTTAAAACTAAGTCACTTCATAATTATCATATACCTAAAGATTGGTTTCATAATGTGGGACGCTGAAAACGAAACTTGGGCTGAGTATAAAAAGAGAAGAAGTCGTGAGTCTGGCGTTTCTGGTATGGGTCAGAAAGAACGTGAAGGTACTGGAAAGATAAATAAGTCTGCTTTAAGAGAAGAAGCTTTAAAAAGAAGTGGCTATCAGTGTGAATGGCATGGTTGTACAGATAGAACATGGTTAGAAATGGCTCACATTACAGCAATAGGCATGGGTGGAAAAAATAGAAACATATCCAATGAAATGTGGAATGTTGCGATATTATGTAAGAGACATCATGATATATTTGATGGAAGACAACAGGCTGGTTCTCAGAAAGAGCTCCAGATGTTATTAAGAGGATATTTAAAACGAGATGCCGAGATATGATTATAAATGTTTACAGTGTGAACAAGTTTATGAAATTACTCATAAAATTAATGAAGACCCTGAAATCTTATGTCCAAAAGATAAATTTATTTGTAAAAGACAAATATCTAGAAATGTGGCTTTTGAAACACCTGTAGATGTAGAATGGGAAAAAGACCCAAAAGATTTATCAGCGTCATCTCTTAAAAGATATAATCAAGCGAGAAAGAAGAAATTTCGATGGTAAAACATAACTTAACTGATTTAAGAAAACAAGCACTTCAAAGAGCTAGATATAGATGTGAGTGGGCAGAATGTAATAGCAGTGAATGGTTAGAGCTTACTAACATTGAAGAAATGAGCTTAGGTGCTGTAGTTGGTGACCCTAAGTGGACTATTGATAATGTAATAATGCTTTGTAAAAAACATCATGATGTATTAAAACAAAAAACTACTGCTACAAAAAGAGCATACGAAAAACTTGTAAAAGATTATTTAAGAATTAAATACAGATAAAATGCCTGTTTATGTTCCAGAACTTCCAGGTTTACATGAAAACCAAAAAGTAGTTGCACAATCAGAATCTCGTTGGAAAATTTTATGTGCAGGTAGACGTTTTGGTAAAACAAGACTTGGAATACACATGTGTATGGAAGTGGCTCTTAATGGTGGTAGAGCATGGTGGGTAGCACCTACATTTGCAATTGCTAGAGTTGGTTGGAGAGCACTAGAGAATGCTGCTTATTCTTTTCCTGAAGAAATAAGACCTAAAGTTTCATTAGCTAATATGGAAGTATTATTTCCCAATGGTGGCTCTATAGCTTGTAAATCTGCTGATAATCCTCAACGATTACGTGGTGAAGGTTTGGATTTTTTAGTAATGGACGAGGCTGCATTTATTAAACCTGATGTATGGCAAGAAGTATTACGTCCTACTCTTACTGAAAGAAAAGGTTCTGCTTTATTTATTAGCACTCCTATGGGTATGGATAATTGGTTTTATGATTTATGGGAAACAGCAGAAAAAGGTGCTAATTGGGAAAGATTTAGATTTTCAACATACGACAATCCAATGATTGACGATTCAGAAATAGATTCAGCTAAAGATGAAGTAGGTTCTATTGTTTTTGCCCAAGAGTATTTAGCAGAGTTTGTTGATGCAGGTCAAGGATTACTTAAACCTGAATGGATGACTTATTTCGATATAAGAGACAGAATGTATATTGGTGGTGGTTCACAATGGAATCCAGGAGATATGTTACACTTTGGTGCCGCTGACTTAGCAGTAACAACAAAAAATGAATCAGATTATACAGTAATGCTATCTTGTGCATTATCTCCAGATATGAAATTGTATGTTGAGGATATGTTAAGAGTAAAAATAGAAGGACCTGATATTGTTCCAACAATTCAGCAAATGTACAATAAATATAGATGGTCATATGTTTGTATTGAAAAACAAGGTTTCTCTAAAAACTTTATTCAAATGGCTCAGAGAGTTGGATTACGTGTTAGAGAAATGGATGCTTCTAAGGATAAAATAACACAAGCTATGCCTTTATCGGCTAGGATGGAGGCAGGCGATGTATTGTTTCGTCGTAATGCATCGTGGTTAGAAGAGTTAGAGAGAGAACTAATGACGTTTCCAGTTGGTCGTCATGATGATATAGTCGACGCCTTAACACTAGGTGTACAAACATTAGTTCAGAGGAGAAGCTGGCAGGCGTATTAATGGCAGAGAATAAAAGTTTTTTTAGCAGAGTATCAGATTATTTAAATAAGCCAAGTGAAGCATCACTTAGAAAAATGGCTAGTTACAACCAAAGTTTATCTTCAAGTAGAGATACATCTATTTATGGATATAACTCAGGTGCAGGTTTTTGGGAGACATCATCATTAAAGGAAATAGGAGATGGAACAGCAAACTCCGCTGTGGTCGCATGTTTAAATGTACTTGCTACCTCTTTCGCTGAACCAGCTTTACAAGTTGTAAAAAGAGACCAAGTATTTGGTGACAGAGAAGTAGATTGGAAACACCCTGTTTCTGAACTATATAGAAGACCAAATGAGTTCATGTCATCTAGCTTGCTTTCTCATTACATAGTAATATCTCTAAATGCACACGGCGATGCCTTTATATACAAGAACAGAAATGCAAGTGGTAAGGTTGTTCAACTTGTACCATTAATGCCAAACTTAGTAGCTGTAAGAGGTAATACAAATAAACTAATTACACATTACGAATACTATGCACATTCTAAAAATGAATTGTCTGGTGAACCTGTAAAGCTAGACCCTAAAGATGTTATTCATATCCGACAAGGAATTGACCCTAATGACCATAGAAGAGGTCATGCTCCACTTAAATCTATTTTAAGAGAATTAGTGGGTGACGAAGCAGCAGGTCAATACTCATCTGCATTACTAACAAACTTAGCCGTTCCTGGCGTAGTTCTCTCTCCAAGAAATGATGCAATGGGTGGTCCTACAAGAGAAGAAGCTGAAGCTATAGCTGAATCTTATAAACAAAAATTTGGTGGTGCTAATAGAGGACAACCAATGGTTTTATCTGGTGCAATGTCAGTAGAAGTTGTTTCTTTCTCACCAGACCAAATGAAGTTACAAGAATTAAGAAGATTACCTGAAGAAAGAGTTTCTGCTGTTTTAGGTGTCCCAGCCATACTCGCAGGACTCGGAGCTGGATTGGATGCGGCGACCTATAACAACACTTCAGAACTTAGAGAATTTTTCACAGAGCAAAAGTTAGTTCCATTATGGAAGACAGTTGCAAATGAATTAACACATCAATTACTAATACCTGATTTTGGTGACTCGGAACTGATGTGTGATTATGACATACAAAATGTTAGAGCTTTACAAACTGACATGGACGAATTGTATAAGAGAGTAAACATGGGTGTTTCTGGTGGTTGGATAACCATCGGAGAAGCCAGAAAAGTTGTAGGTTTGGATGTTGACGAAAAGCACAATGTTTACCTTAGACCATTAAATATGGTTCAGATACCAGCAGACGGTGAAGCTCCAGAA